ATCGACGTGATCGGCGTGGGCGCTGGCGTGGTGGACCGCCTCAACGAGCTGGGGTTCGGAGAGGATGGCCAAGGCAGAGTCATGGGCGTAAACTTCAGCCACAAGGCCAGCGACGAGGACGCCTACGTCAACAAGCGCAGCGAGTGCTGGGGCGAGATGGCCGAGTGGTCAAAGAACGGAACGATCCCCGAGGGGGATGAATGGTTGGCCGATGTCACGAGCACGGCATTCAGCTACGACTCGCGTAGTCGGGTCAAGCTGGAAAAGAAAGAGGACGTGAAGAAAGAGTCGGGCAAGTCGCCTGACCTGGCCGATGCGTTGGCCCTCACGTTCGCCGAGCCAGTGATACAGGCGCCTTCGCGTGGACCGACCATCAATGCCCGCAAGGTGCTTGACGAGCAAACCGGGTACTGAGGATGGACACGACTACGACGGAAGCACCCGCACCGCTGAAGGTGCGCAAGTCTCGCAAGCGCCTGGAGGCGCCCAGCGCGCCCACCATTCCGCAGGACGAGACCTTCGACATCCCCAAGACGGAGATGCCGGACCCCGAGGCGGAGCGCGCGCGCCAACAGGCGTTGAGCGAGCAGCGCCGCCAGCGCATCCACTCCATCGCCAACGAGGTGAGCGGCATGATCTCGGCGGCGGTTGCCGCGCGCGAGGCCAGCGGCGTCGAGCAGCGCTGGCGCGAAGACCTGACGTTCTACTACGGCAACGAGCAGATCGTCCGGCAGATTCAGGGCGTCATCAACCAGGCACTGAAGGACAAGGTCAAGTCCACCAACGACGGCACCGGCGAGAAGCAGACGCGCTCGACGATCAGCGTGAACATCACGCGGCCGAAGGTGAACGCAGCGTTCGCCCGCCTGAGCGACATGCTGCTGCCGGTGGACGACCGCAACTTCGCCATCGAGCCCACGCCAGTGCCGCAGCTGTCCGACGATCTCACCGAGCAGGACAAGCTGGTGGCCGGTAGTGACGGCACCGTGGTGACGGCCAAGCAGAAGTTCGACGCCGACATGCAGAAGGCGCGCACGTCGGCCGACGCCATGCAGCGCGAGATCGACGACAACCTCACCGAGTGCGACTACAACAGCGAGGCGCGCAAGCTGCTGTTCCAGGCCACCTGCCTGGGCACGGGCGTGATCCGTGGCCCGGTGGCGGCCATGCGTACCGAGCGCTCGTGGTCCGAGACGGACGGCGAGTGGCGCATGCGGGTCGTGGAGAACGTGGTCCCCGAGTCGCGCTGGGTGGACCTGTTCAACTTCTACCCCGACCCCGCGTGCGGCGGCATCATCAAGAACGCCCGCTACATCGTGGAGCTGGGCGAGTACAACGCCCGCATGCTGCGCGATCTCCGCGACCAGCCGGGCTACATCACCGAGAACATCGACCGCTGCCTGTCGCAGCCGCCGGGATCGGTGCGCCGTCCCAAGAGCGAGACGCAGATCGTCAATGGCGCCTACGTCGCGGCCGACCAGCAGATGTACGAGGTGTGCCACGTCACCTGCGAGCTGACGCGCGGCCAGCTGCAAGACCTGGGCATCAAGGGCCTTGGCGGCAAGCGTGCGGTGCGCAACGCGCAGGGCGACATCGTGCGCTGGGAGCTACTGGACTGCCCCGAGGAGAAGCTGCAGGAGGCCGTCGGCGCCTGCGTGGTCATGTGCAACAACATGCCCATCAAGGCCTACCTCAACCCGCTGAAGTCCGGCGACCTGGGCTACGACGTGTTCTGCTACGAGCCCGTGCATGGCCAGCCGTTTGGCCTGGGCGTGGCGTACCTGATGCGAAGCCCGCAGCGCGTGCTGTCCACGGCCTGGCGCATGGTGATGGACAACGCAGCCCTCACCATCGGTGGCCTGGTGGTGCTGGACAAGACGTGCGTGGAGCCCGCCGACGGCAACTGGGACTTGTACGGCGGCAAGGTCTTCTACAAGGTCAAGGGCCTTGCCGCCGCCGGCAAGGTGGAGGAGGCCTTCAAGGTGTTCCAGATGGAAAGCCATCTGGACAAGCTGGAGAAGATCATCGCCCTGGCGATGAAGTTCGCCGAGGATGAGACCAGCCTGCCGTCGCTGATGGAGGGCAATCGTGGTGCCGCGCCCGACACCGTGGGCGGCATGACGCTGCTGATGAACAGCGCGAACGTCGTGCTCAAGGTGCTGGCCAAGCGCTACGACGACTTCGTGACCAAGCCGCACATCGGCCGCTACTACGAGTGGCACATGCTGTACTCGAAGAAGTCCGAGATCAAGGGCGACTTCAACGTTCTCGCGCGCGGCTCCACGCACCTGGTGGTGCGCGACCTGGCGCGGCAGTCGCTGATCGGCTTCATGCAGTACGCGGCCAACCCGCAGTGGGCGCCCTTCTTCAAGGACATGGGCTACCAGGCGCTGCGCAAGGTGGCCGAGGCCAACCACATCACGCCCGACGACGTGCTGGTGTCCGAGACCGAGGCGCCCAACGTCGTCAAGATGATCCAGGAGAACATGGCGCGCGCCGCGCAGGCCGCGCAGCAGAAGGGTCAGGGCGGTGGCGATGACGGCGCGAAGGCGCAGCTGGAGCAGCAGCGTCTGCAGATGGAGATGGACGACCGCAAGGCGCAACGCGATCACGAGCTGCAGATCAAGCAGATGGACTACCAGATGAAGGTCATGGAGTGGGCCGAGAAGCGCAAGATCAGCCTCGACCAGGCCCGCACTGAGCTGGCGAAGATCGTCATCACCGGCAACCAGAAGGACTCGCTGTTCAACAAAGAGGCCAGTATCAAGGCCGCCACCGGGCAGGGCATCTGATGAAGGCACCGGCGATCAACTATCGAGGCGATGCCTGGCGCGGCGTGGAGTTCGCGCTGGAGCAGGAGCTGAAGGACTTGGACATGCAGAACCGCAGCGTCCGCCTGTCGCCGGACGAGACGCTGCGCATCCGCACGCGCATCGAGCTGATCCAGGAGATGCTGGACTGGCCGAAGCCAGCAGAGGAGCGCCGCGAGTCCCCCGAATACGCCGTGCCCCAGGGCGGCTACAACACCTGATCCACCACCAGAAGGAGTAGGCCAATGGCCATCGACGACAAGACCCAGTCCCCCGCTCCGGCGCCCGCCGCCGACACGCCGGCACCGCAGGCCGAGCCCACCAACCTGGAGGAGGCCCAGGCGCTGTTCGACACCATCGTGGCCGAGACCGAGGCCAGCGAGGGTCGCGGCGCTGCGCCGTCGCCCGCGCCCAGCCCGCTGGACGGCGAGGAGGGTGCCACACCCGCTCCGCCGGCCGCCACGAGCGCGCCGGCCGATGCCCCTGCAGCCACCCCCGCCCCGAGCGCCGCACCCGCTGTGAGCCGCGAGGCGGCCCTCAGTGCCCTCGGCCTGACGGCGGCCGACGTGGACATGCTGCGCCAGCTGCCGAACGCCCTGAAGACCATGGGCGGCCGCGTCGCGCAGATGCAGGGCGAGCTGGCCAAGATGGGCAAGACCGTTGCCGGTCAGCAACAAGGTGGCGATGGCCCGAGCGACAGGCAGATCGACAACGCCGCCAAGAGCCCCGAGGCCTGGGAGAAGCTGGTCAAGGACTTCCCCGAGTGGGGTGCGGCCATCGAAGCGCGCCTCTCCACGATGCCCAAGGGTGGCCAGGAGATCGACCTGGCCGCCATGCGCAAGGAGATCAAGGAGGAGCTGAAGGCGGAGCTGCAGCAGGAGACCATCGCCGAGCGCCAGCAGCGCGAAGCGAAGGCCGCCGAGGAGGCCAACGACAGGGCCATCACCGAGAAGCGTCCCGAGTGGAAGCAGGAGATCAACTCGCCCGAGTTCATCGCCTGGTTCCAGAAGCAGACGCCGGAGCGCCAGAACTACATCCAGCGCGTGAAGGCGCCGACCGACGTGTTGTCCGTGTTGAACGAGTGGAAGCCGGCGCAGCAAAAAACTGTTGACACCGGCGTCGCGCCTGCTCAACAATCCGCGCAAGCGCCGGCAGCACATGCCGCCGCCCCAAGTTCTGCACCGGACGATTTGGCCGCTGCGGTGACGCCACGAGGCACGCGAGGTACGCCCAGGAAGTCTGTCGAAGACATGACGGACAAGGAAGCCTGGGAGTTCTACGCGAGCCAGTCGTAACCGCAGCGCTGGTCCTTCACTGAACCCTGGGCCAGCGCTCTCGTCAGGAGAGTGTTGTGCAGCAGGCATATTCCACCGTTCCCTCGCGGAACCTCATCAAGGCGGCTGTCGGCATGCTGAAGCATGCCGAGCCGCTGATCGTCGTCGGCGGCTTCGGGCAGACCAAGGAGCACCCGACCAGGTCCACCGACACCGTGGTGTTCCGCCGTCGGCGCGTGATCGACGCCGGCTCCAACGGCGTGGCCAACATCAACCCGCAGAACTACGTGCTGTCCGAAGGGCAGACGCCGAACGCGGGCACCATCAGCTACGACGACGTGAGCGTCACCCTGGAGCACTTCGGCGTGCTGCTGGAGTTGACGGCCAAGACCGAGCTGATGTACGAGGACGACGTGCCCGCCGACATGCAGGTGCTGGTCGGCCAGCACATGGCGCAGCTCACCGAGATGATCGACATCGGCAAGCTGAAGGGCGGCACTTCGGTGCTGTACTCCAACGGCGCCAGCCGCTCGGCGGTGAACACGGCCATCAGCAAGGACGTGCTGCGCAAGGCGGCCCGCCAGCTGCAAGGCGCCCGCGCCATGAAGATCACCAAGCGCATCGCGCCGTCGGTGAACTACGGCACGGCCCCGGTCTCGCCCGCGTACATCCTGGTCGCGCACACCGACCTGGAGAACGACATCCGCAACA